GTTGTAGCTGGCGGTAGTGTTGCTCCGAAGGGCGCCATAGCCCATCGCTGCATTTCTTGTTCCAGTAGTGTTGTCCTCTAAAGCATACGATCCTACCGCCGCGTTTAAATTGCCGGTAGTGTTAGCCTGCATCGCTCTGAAGCCGATTGCAGTATTATCGTTTCCGTTGCTGTTATAGAGCGCTGTGTAACCCATCGCCACGTTTCTAGTGGCATTAGAGTTAGTGTAAAGCGCATAGCTACCGACAGCGGTGTTATCTGATGCGGTGTTGCTATAAAGAGCTCTAAATCCTACGGCTACGTTATGAGAGTAGGTGTTATTAGTTCTAAGCGCCTCGTAACCTAAAGCTACGTTATACAAGCCTTGGGTGGTAAAAAGTAATGCGTTTTTGCCTACCGCCGTATTGTAAGCACCGCTTGTTATACTTGACGCGGCAGATTCCCCAATCAGCGTATTAGAAAATCCAGTAGTTATCACAGAACCAGAGTGTCTGCCAACAGCAGTGTTAGAGCTTCCTGTGGTTAGATTGGACAAAGAAGAATATCCAATCGCGGTGTTCTCTGCCGCTGTTGTGGCCGCGTCTAAAGAATAAGCACCCACCGCAGTGCTTTGATAGCCTGTGGTATTTGCTTGAAGCGCATTTCGCCCAATAGCAATGTTGTTGCTCCCGGTAGTGTTACTCTCTAGGGAGTCGTTGCCAAAAGCTACGTTGCTCTCTCCGGTAGTATTCAAGCGCATAGCCGCCCGTCCAACAGCAGTGTTAGCGCCGCCGCTGGTGTTTGAATATAACGCCATTTGCCCTACCGCAGTTACGGAGTTAGCGGTATTAGAATTAAGAGCTTGGTAGCCTACAGCCGTGACATTTATTTGACCCGATCCGGTTTGTGCCGCATCGCGGCCTATAGCGACATTCGCGTACCCTACCGTATTACCGCCCAGCGAACCTTGACCTACGGCAGTGTTAGATCCGCCCGTAGTTGTGGCAGTAAGGGAACCGTGACCAACAGCCGTATTGGTTCCTGCTGTGGTGTTAGCATCGAGCGCATTTGCCCCAATAGCCGTATTATATGAGCCAGTGGTATTTAAAAGTAAAGCGCTGTTGCCGATTGCGGTATTGTAGTCGCCCGTCAATGATCCGTCATCAAGCGCGGCATCGCCTAAAGCAGTATTGCCTGTTCCGACAGGATAACTGCCGTTCAGCCTAATCGTGCCAGCTACATCTAGGGCCGCTGATGGATCCGTAGTGCCAATACCAACATTGCCGCTACCATCTAGCCGCATTACTTCGCTCCACGTACTGCCAGCAGTGCGATGACCAAAGACAAAGCTAGAGTCGGCATAAGCATTGTTCATACCGACGTTGCCGATATACCACTGAGACGTAGTAGTTGTTGTGCCTCTTGAGCCAAACCCAACCAGAGCCATTGTGTTTGCTGTGGTTGTATCTTCATTACTTATTTGAAGATGAACATTAGGTGCAGAAGATGCACTAGCACTATAGGTATCAGTCACATCCTCTTGTGCTTCTACCAAAGCATTAGGACTCGTAGTGCCAATACCAACATTGCCGCTTGCATTAATAACCAAGTCGTTTACTGGAGATGTGCCGTTGTCTGCACTATGGCCTACATACAACGTTCCGCCTTGACTAAGTAGATACTTGGCTCTTTGTCCAGAAGTAGCATTGCTGTCTGAAAGAACAAGATTTCCACCCGCTGTACCGCTTATTTCTAAAGTTGGCCCAGCAGATGCTGTGCTAGTAGGACTGTCAGTGCCAATACCAACGTTGCCAGAGCTATTAAGCGTCATGCGTGTCGCGTTGTTGACGTACATAGACATAGCGTTGTCAGTGTGGCTGTATTCTAAAGCGCCAATGTAGTTGTCTAAATCATCACCAAAACGCAAACTTCCACTGTTAGTGCTATTAGTGCTATCAATACGAATACCGCCGCCATCCGTAGAATGAGCAACAATTAACTGGTCAATACTGCCTGTAGTAATTGAGGTATCAGCAACAGTTAGCTTTGTGCTTGTGGCGTTGTCGTCGATGCCTGTAGAGGTAAGATTCCCTACAGTGACAGCGTTGGTTGTCGTAGCACCTCGACCAGTAACAGAATCCAGCGTATCGGACTCTGCCGTTAAATAGGCTTGCAGATCGCTAATCTGTGACTCAGTGATAGAAAGCGCGGCCTGATGTTGCGTTACGTTGCTTTGTGCTATTCGCGCATCTGCAAATGTGCCAGATTGAATATCGGCTGTTGTTAATGCTCTTGCCTCTGCTTGATTACTAGCATTACCGATAAAGACATTGCCATCATTTAGGTTAGGCGTAGCGTTTGTCCTACCCGCACCACCAACCTTGATAGAGCCAGCAGACGCATGAGATCGGATAACCTTGCCGATATTCTGAAGCAGAGATGACTCGCCCGTAGGCGCTGTATCAGTAATAGCTCCAGCCGTTGTGGAGACATAGACGGTATCGCCTGCGCTAAACGCAGACGTATCCAGATCGTACAGCGTACCAAAGGTGACAACATTAACTGCCGCGTTATTGTTTGCGTCTGCCTCTGCTAAACCAAAAGCAGGCATTTTACTAGCATCATCAGCATCAGCCTTAGAAACTACAGGCTCATTACCGGATACACCGCTTACATATACGACATCACCCTTAGCTAAAGCCTCGCCAGCCTTAGCCTGGAAGATAATTGCACCGGATACCTCAACTTTGTTGTCATTGAGGTTTATAAAGTTGGTATCTACCTCTGCATTAGTAAGGGGCGAACCTTTAGGGCTAGTCCCATCCGTTTGGGTGGTTTCCCGTGTAACGATAACAGCCATAAGATTGCGCCCCTACTAAATTAAGATGCAGTTAAAGTGATTACCCAAGTGACTGACATCGTATCGTCAGCCTGTTTTCCAATGGCAGGGAATACCACGTGGCACAGCATGGTGCCAGCGGTAGAGGCATTAAAGATGCCTGCCTCTGTAACCGTCCCAGTAGCGTCACCAGCCTCAAACGATGAGACATAGGTAATCGTATTAGCCGATACGGTTGTGCTGTCCAGCGCTTCTCTGGAACCTAACAAAGACTCCAAATCGGTATCACCTGCTGCAGCTGCTGTAGTACCAGCTCCCAGTGCCATGTGCGACATGACAGCCTCAGTTGTGCCTTCCATTCGGTCACAAATAAAATTCAGCCCAGCAGAAACCACTAGGTTCTTTTCGTGCCGCTCCTCTTTGACGTTGCCATCCTTGTCCTTGACAGTGATGAAAACGTCACCTTTTAATTTCAGACTATCTTGCATAATTCCACCTCAGAAGGTTCTAGCCACTCCTACATAGTCCTCAAGAAAGTAACTAATATCGCAGTAGCCTTGGTTTACGATGGAGCCAGAGTCAGCTGCAGAGCCACTATCTGAGGCCACCTTGGTAAATTGTGCGGTTTGATCCTCAGATACGCCTAGCCCATCGCTCGTGTTTTTGAAAAAACTGGCGGTCTGGTCATCCCCTACAGCGGCCCCATTGGAGTCATCTGTAACATTAATTGTATCAGATAGGTTCTTGCTGATCGCGTATTGCTGCGAATCTGTAAACCCAAGCTGCTCGTTTCTGACCTTGGTGAAGTCAATAACATTGCTGTCTGCCAAGGCTGCAGAATCAGCAATGCTCTTGCCCAAGGTAATAACGTGCACATCCGTAGACCCCAGGGAATCACTAAAACCCGTGGAGAATGCGACAGAATGCGCGTCTGTAATTGGCACATTTTCAGAAAACGCCCTAGCGAACGCCTTGGTTATTTCATCCGTAAAAGCCGCAGAATCGCTAGGATTCTTGCCATATTGAGCAGTCTGGTCATCCGTGACGCTGAAAGCATCAGCTGCTGGCTTGCCAATAGACTTGGCAGAGCTGTCTGTGACAGATGGCGCGTCAGTAAGCGCTTTGCCTACGGCCTTGCTGTCGGAATCCGTAATTCCCAAAGAATCAGCAAAAGATCGTATAATTAAAAAATAGCCGGTAGTGATTGTGTTAATCACCGGCCTTAGCGATGTGACCGTTAAAACCGCGCGTTTACTAACAAGCTCTGCAACCGCTCTAAGGCTGGTAATTGTGCCTCTGAGCTTTGCCACTAGAAATCCTCGCGGATAACTATATCAACCTTGTCATATACAGTTTCTACTGTGCTATCAGCAAGCGTTATTTCCACCTCTGCCTCGTAACTTCCCGCAGAAATCGTTGCTAACTGCCCGCCATCCAAAGAAAAGTACAACTTGCCTTCTGCTAAGTTAGAACCAATATCAGCGGCTGTTAACGTAAACTCTAAAGATGATGATCCTTTTTTACGCACTTTTAACCTTGCAGTGCCACTGCTAACATCAACCGCAACGCCAGTATCCTCGCGGGTTACAGTGATAAAGATTTGCGGCCCTGTGTCGCCTTGAACTAAATATATGGTACTCACCAGACAATAGCCTCCAAATCTTCCTCGGTAGTGGCGGCGTCGATTTGCGCCCTTAGTATTCTACCACGGTCGTGGCACTCTTTAACGTGATTAGATAATGCTTGGCCTATTTGCTTCAGCTCTGACGCGGTAAAGGTTTGCGTTGTATTGTCAGCCAGCGTCCAGACCATGCTTAACGAATCGTCAATGATTGCGGCCTGCACCGCCGATTGTATCCGCATTTGGCTAGTTTGGTCACACTGGAACGTATGCACCCCCCAATCAAATGTGGAGTTTTCGTCAGCATCCCTAGCGGCCTTTATTTCTCGCCATTTCGCGGCCTGCAAATCTGCTAAATCAGCGGCCCATTGCTTTGACTCATAATCAAAATAATGAGTTTCAGAGGGCGCTGGCTCTGGGAAAACGACAGTCCCTGCGTCAATGTCCACATAGCAAAAATCAGACTGCGCCCTGTAGAAATCTGCCTCTGAGCCTTCTACCTTTGCTGCCGCGTATACTTCCATGCCCTCTGTCGGAGCTAAAGTGTGCGATTCTTTTACTAAAACCTCGCCTTTGTCATCGTGCAGAAAGTAATAAATCATTATCGTTTTGCCCCGATATAAGCAATCTCAATCGCCCCGCCATTCACTAAAGTAGTGGAATTATGAACTCGTAGCTTTACTGCACACTTTAGATAACCGCCATTGGCAAAATTGGCGTTTTGAGCCGCAGTTGGCAATTCTTGCTTAATCATCCTTGCATCTAGCCCATAAGAATAAAGGTATATAGTGCTAGATTCTTTTAGGATGTAGCTCCCCGTTGATGTCCTTTGATATATTTCTATGTATAAATCGTAAGTGCTTGGGTTGCTGTAAGCGTCATTCACGAGTGCATTAACTAAAAATATAACTGCTGAGCCTGCTGGCAATAGCCCTGTTTCGCGCTCTGCTGTCGTTTTGGTGCTACCCGTACCAACCGGAAACGTAGTAGCGAAATCAGCAAGCGTTACTGCATTGTCATCTATCTTCAGTGTTTCTACCGACAGATCAGCAATCTGCGCGGTATCTATAGACGCATTTGCTATGTAGGTGCTGACGGTTTGGGGGGTGATTTGGCTAGGCGACCTGCCAAGGTAAACATTCCAGATATTGACATAACTAGAGCCTGAGCCGCCTTTAAACCGTATTCTGGCCGTCCTAATGTCTGAATCGTTGGGGACAGAAATAATCGCCTGGCTTACCTGCCTCGTCCCTGCCTGTGGGGGGTTCCCCCAATCAGAGCTGTTGTAATCAAGGCTTACCTGCTCAACAAACGTGCCGCTAGAATCTGCAAATTGCACCTGGACTGACCATGCCCGAGTGCTGCCTGATGGCGTAAAGTTATTAATTGCCAGATAGAGCGTTTCGTTAAACTCTACAGGCACGCCTTTTTTTGTCCTAAATGTGTGGTCGCTTGCAAGCTGTATGACGCCCTGCGACCCCCAATATGACGTATTTGCATCCCCCGCAGAGCTATCTGCTGTTTCCCAGCCGTCAATAATTTCAGTGTTTGCCGTATTAGTTAGATAGATTGGCCCCGTCCTACTGGCATCTCTCAGTGCGCCGTTGCGTAGGATGCTGCCGCCTTCCTGGCCTATGCCAGCGCCACCGGCATCTAGCAATATCTCGCCAGCCGTATCCTTAACAACCAGGCCGGTTGTGACCAGATCGCTACCATCCCACTTGAGATGATTTGTGGAGTCGCCAAGATAAAAACGCGGGTCTGGCACTGCTTGCGTGCCATTATTTCCTAGCCAAAATCCATTGCTATTGTCGGAATATGAGCTTTTTCCCTGGCGTATGGCCATGCCGGTATCATTAGCTAGGTCTACCACTCCGGTCTTTATCAGGCCGCCATCAATGCGCGTGACCAATGAAGCAGCAGAGTCTCCCAGCTCTGAGTTTAGATTCCTAAACGTCACTAAACCATCGAATACTGTGCTTTGAAATGGCGTACTAAACTCAACGGTTACAGTGCCGTTGTATTCGTTTTCCGTAACATAGAAACGCGACACCCAGAAAGGATCACCAGTGTTCGCCGTATTCGTGCTTGGCGTTGGTGCGTTGATGCCCCACCCGCTAGTTAAGCCCGTGAACGGGTTAGTCCCTGCCGCAGCTCCATAATCATAATCACTTGCGCTTGGTGTTGGGCTGGGCGCACTAGCTTGAGCTGTCTGATAATAAACGTACCCATGCAGCTCTCTAGGCTCCAGGTTGGATATAGCGAGGGGTGCGCTGTCAGTAGAGGCTGACACTACATTACTAACCGCGCTCTGGTTACGCGACCAATCATAAGCATAGGCGCGATATTGATAAGTTGTGGCGCTTGCCAGGCCACCATCAACATACGCACCCGCAGCGTTTGGCTGTCCAAATACGTCTTTAATGCTGACATAACTGCCAACACCCGACACTCTGCGCTGTATCCGTACCCACGCAAAATCATCATTGGCTGGGTTAGTCCAAGATAGGCCAATGCTCTTAACGCCGCCTGTTGGGGTGTCTAAAGTCACCGCAGATGGCGGTGTGGTGTCCCCAGTAATCGCTATGGTGCCGCTGATCGGTGTTGATCTAACGCCTGCATCATTAATCGCCCTGACAGTTACCGTATAAGTTGTCACCAAGGCTGGGCTGACTAAGTAGGCAACGGGACTGCTGCCGTTGAGTTGTGCGAGGGAGAACTGCGAGGTTGTCAAAATAACCTCTGAGTTATCAAAGCCTGACGGGATGATATTGATGACGTACTGGACAACAAATGCGTCCCTGGACGTCGTAAACGCAATATCTAGGTAAGGAATCTCTGATCCATCCGCTGCCACATTAACGCCCTGCGTTAAACTCAGGCCGGTAGGGGGCTGTACATCAAACGGGTCAGGCAGGGTGGTCTGATTGTTTACGCCTTCCTCATATCCTTCCTGCCATGTATATACATTTGTATATTCCTGCAGCGTTAGTGATACTTCGCCATCATCATTGAGAGACATGGCGAGCACTCTAAACTCCTGAATAGATGCCCCTGTCCAGCCAAGCGAATCATGCTCAAGCTCAACAACATCACCCACTGCAATCTCTAGCGCCTCAGAGGTAGCTGTTACCTCCACGGTTAGCTGATGCTCTCTGGATGCTCTACATATAACCCTAGCCAAATCCCTGGCTGAGTAATAATTAGTAATTGTGGAAAGCCTGACCTCCCGCATCAGCTCCTCACCATTGTCTGCTGCGAGGAATGTGGGATATGTCGTATCGCCAGTATCGGGATTAGGGGGCCAATCTACACTATCCTCTTGCCAGTTGGCCTCTGGGTTAATGAACTTGGCTCTAACTCTGTTGTACTTTTTGTTTTTGCCGCTGGCAGTTACCTTAATGTCCGAGGTTATGTTGCTATCATCTAATCGGAATGGCGTGCCTACTGGAGCTGCGGCATCTATGAGTAGAGAGTATTGGCCATCCTGGAAAGGCATAAGGCCGCGCATACCTTGCAGCAACACTTTCACGTTATCAAATAGCTTGCGCTTGGTATCAATAACCGCGTTACATTCAAGCAGCCTGACTTCATTACTGGAGCCTGTATATTCCGTTACCAAGGTGTCACAGACATTGGCCGCCGCAGAGAATGCGGTATCGTTAATCTGCGCCCCTAGAAGCCCTTTGCCATAGCGGTTGTTCATTAAATAATCACGCAACGCCAGGGCAGGATTTCTATAAAAACCAAAATTATGCACCGTGCCAGTGCCCGTTGGGGCTGAACCTGTAGCGGTGAACTGCACGCCAACAGTATTTGATCTTGCCCCTACTGCCGTAAAGTCTGTGGTGCCAACAAACGCAATTTCGTACTCTTCGCCAGCGCTTATGCTTGTTGCGCTGCTTGGTGTGAGCCTGGGGTTTACTACCCGCCTGCCATTCACTACAGCCTGGATATCAGGAATGCTGCCAAATACATTTTGGTCGTATTTTAGGCGTATCGCTAAATACGCAACGCCACTGAGCTTATGATTTACTCCCCAGGTATCATTTGCACCTGCCAGTAGCGTGCTATGGCTCTGGTCATCGCGCCCCGTATATTTATTTATCGTTACTAGACCACTGTATTTTGAATCAGTAGACAGGACATCATTGATATAAACGCCCCCAATAGATGACACTCGGCCTTCGCACAGAACCAGCGCCATATAGAGATATTCATTGTCATTGCCGCCGGTAGAGAGAAATACCCTGGTTCCTCCTACCTTCCTGGTGCCGTAGATAACTGGGATGTTGGCGATATTTGAGCTTTTGTTGACCAGGACGCCAGCAGCATCATCAAAATCATCGAAATCTACGCCAGTTAGGAACCCGATAACCTCGCCAAGCAGGTTCTGTATGCCCTTGAATAGCTTAGAAAATAAGCCCATTACTTACGGCCCCACTTGATATCACGGACAGTGTGCGCTGCGTACTCAAATCCCAGATCACTAGAAAAGTAAAATTGCTGAGAGTTGAGATTAGTAAGCCTGCCCTGGGTCTTTTGGAAATCAGCCCAATGAGATGAAATCGACACAATAACCTTGGAGTTTTTTCTGGACTCTGTAAATTGCCAGTTAGTAATTTGTCCATTAAAGACCACTAGCGGTGCGCCAGTGATTGCGCCATTGGAATCGAGCACAACCAGCCACACTGTTGCAGGCTTATTCATCCAATCGTTTTGCAAGAAGGTGCTTTGGTACGCCTGACCAACGCCAGAGAACTGAATGCCAAGCTGATTAACTCGCAAGTCCCTAGACTCTGAAGGCGTGCCCACCTCTAGCAGATATGGCGAGGCATCCCATGTTTGCCCATCCCAGGATATATCAGAGGCATGGCTTGTCACCCGTAACCCTGAGCTAATCCCCAAATAGATGAGATGCGCCATAGTAAAGCCATCGTTGGCCAGCGCAGCCAGCATTGTTGCGTTGACTGTTCTAGGCATTAGACGGCCTCTATCAGATCGACTTCAATAACATATTGTTCGTAGCCAGCAATCCTAAACTCCTGCACATCTCTAGCCAGGCGCATCTGAAATGGCACGTTGTTAAACGTCACCACCTCATTATTTGCCACAGCCTCAGAAAGCCCAGGCTCAATAGTCATAGTCCCAGAGCTAAAATCTGCCGTGCACATATAAACCTTGGTGTGATTCGCAAATTTGATAAAGTCGCCAGCCTTAATGGTTCCGCTTATTCCATCCATTGCAATAGTCCGATCCCCAGCCGAATGCCCGCCATTGGCCCTGAGCGTCCCTGTAGCGGTTCCAGAGCTGTCACTAATAGCAGAAGGTGGGGTAATGCTAAAAGAGTCTGTGCCGCCTCTAGTGGCTGCCAGGAAGGCGTATATAGGCGCAAAATCAGTTTGCCGCAGCCTGGGGTAGCGGATGCTAAACGTCCAGTAACCTGCCCCGATATTCCGCACCTGAGTGCGACCACTGCGGGTCTGTGATCTGACGTTGTTGTAGACCAGGCGAATATCTACAGCCTGGAACTCTGGGCTTGTAGGGTAACTCATACCAGTGCCGCCCTTCCTTGATCTTCCATTGCCTCATTTATCATAGACATCAGCAGCCCTCTGCGCTCGACCAGCAGCGCATCAAAGCCCTCGGTATCATTGGCGTTAATGTTGAATGTCACGCTTGCGCCCATGCCGCCGCCTTTAGTGTGATCTATGATTGTCTCATTAGGGTGAACGATTGCAGGCATACCGCCCTTGCCATCAATGCCCCCAGCCCTTGCGCCAAACCCAGTAAAGCCGCCACCCTCAAAACTTTGCGCCCTGATCTGTGCAACCTGAGCCATACCGTTAGCTACCGTCAGTGCAGCCAGGCCAATGTTAATAGGGAATGGATACCTTGCCATTGTCTCGGTGGCAGAGGTATAAGTATTCATAATCGCCTGGGCTATCTTGGCAGCCTTTTGCAGCGCAAACATTTTGCGGCTCTGGCGGCCTAGCGCAGTAAACTGGTTATTGGCCTCATCAATCACTGTGCGCGTCTGATCCTTGGCAGACATCGCGTTAAATTCAGCCAGCTTTTTCTCGTTCTCTACCTGCTCCTGCGTCTTTGTTGCAGTAACCGCAGACATTCCTTCGCTCGCAGTGGCAACCACCTCCGCAGTCTCCTGCGCTGCCAGCTGTATGGCCTCGTATGCGGCCACCAGGTGCTCGCTAGGGTTGCCAGATGCCAATATCTCAATAATGGACTCTTGTGTCTCCAGAGCGCTCTGGAGCAGGTTCTGGGCAGCCTCTCGCATTGATCTCTCAACGCCAGCCGGTACAGCCTCAAGACCCAGCATAGAGCCAGCTGCGCTGTTAGCCAGGATATTGTACTTCTCAATAAGGAAGTCAATTCCAGCGCCAGCAGTTGTTAAGCCATCCAGGATTGCTGCGCCCATTTCCAGGCCAAGCACCTTAAGCTGCATGAGCATGACCTTAACGCCTAGATAGCCGTCTAATAGCCTGCCAATGGCCCCCAGAACTGCATTAGCAACCCTCTGCCCTACGTTGCCAAACTCAGCATTTTCTATGGCAGCATTTCTAAAGTCACTAGCCACCGCAGCCACGATTGGCGAGAACTCCACAGCCAGCTGGTTTCCCAGGCCAACAAATACGCCCTGAGCCGCCAACATGGCATCGTTGGCCTCTTCAATCTTCGCTACATCAGTGCGATCAAGAGCCAGCCCAAGCAGCTCTGCCTCTTCGGCAAATTTGGCCAGCTCTGCAGAACCTCCCGCCAGGGTATTAACCAGGGCCACGCCTTCGCTATCAAACAATTTCATAGCAATACGAACGCGATCAGCCTGGGTGCCCACGTTCTGCATGGCATCCGCAACTACGCCCATTTGCTCATCTAACGGCAGCTGCTCTAGCTTCTGTGCGTCTATGCCTAGCTCTAACAGCGCCCCCTTGGCCTCACCAGTGCCTATAGCGGCCTCTGATACGCGCCTGGTCATGCGCTGCAGCGCCATGTTCATGGTTTCGATAGATACGCCTGACATTTCTCCTGCAAGCTGCAGGCCAGCCAAGGCTTCTGTGGTTGCGCCGATTTTGTCAGCCGTCTTGCCCAGCTCGTCCGCAGCTCTCATGGACTTGACGGTTAAGACAGTGGCAGCAGCGGCAGCAGCGGCAGACATCGCAGCGGATGCCTTGGCCATCTTTGAGAATCCCGCACCTACGCGCTTAAATGCAGTCTGCGTGCGATCATCTGCAAAAATCTTAATTAGGATGTTTTCTGCCATTAGCCTCTCTCATTTGAAACCAGGTAACCCAACCCTGGTACTCCCTGGCGTCCATCTGCATGATCTCGCCGACAGTCTTGTGCAGATGCTCTGCTAGGCTATAGCAGAATTGTAGATCGCTGTCGGCTTTTAGTTTCCCTCAATATCCTCTGCGCTGGGGTCTGAGCTGTTGATTTTATTAACAATTTCAGCCAGCACATCAGGGTCAACGGCCTTAAGAAGCTCCAGCCGATCTGTCTTTCTAAATATCTGCTTACCTTCCTCATCAATCAGCCGGTAGATAATGGTTAGCACCATCGCCTCGGCAGTCTTGTTTTCGTTAGCAGCCTGCATAATTTCGCCAAGCCGCTCCAAAGAGATGCCTGGCTTAATAAACGCCTCCAGCTCCCACTCAGGGATAGAGATAGGGCGAGGTTCAGCAGATAATTTAGCTTGATAGTGAGCTTTCGCTTTCTCAAGGACTGACATAAATTAGACCGTGGTAGATGTCAGAGCGCCATCGCCCTGGACAGAGATAGACTGTTCAACCATGCCGTCAAACGATCCCGCCTTGCTTACGCCCGTTACAATGGCAGTGCCAGTGTAATAGGTATCACCAGCTGCCTCGCCCTCTGGGTACACGTTAAGCGTCACCTCGGAGCCAACAGTCAGCGCGCCCTGGCCGGTGGTGTCTGTCTCATCCCAATAAACATCAACGCTGCCTGACCAGCTGGTAAGACTTGCGCGGAACGCTCTAGCAGACGCGCCCATTGTGGTTTCTTCCAGGGTGTCTGCCGTTTCCTCCAGGCTATATGACCGGACATTGACAACAGTATTTGCGCCAACCTTTACGACCCCTTCACTTCCTGCATGAGTAGCCATTAATTAATCCTCCTCGGATTCTTCAATATCCTTTTCGACAGGCTCAGGCTCAGGGGTTTCCCCTACTAAACGCCAGCCCATATTTTTCAAACTTTCCACCTTTGACGGGTGCGCCAATATGGTGTCCCCGCTGTCATGCGTCATTTCGATCATTAAGTTGATCCCCTGGTAAAGTGGTAAACACAGCGTACCGTGATTATAACCCCGCCCACTGGGTCTATACTACCGTCATCAGTCTCAATGCTAATAACTTGTGTGTTTAGGGCATAGCCGCCTCTAGTCCGGTCTGCGTCCAGCCGCTCCTCAACCTGCTCAATAACGGCATTCCTGGCAGTGTCTATATCCTTACCTTTGACATAGCACACAATCTGGTAGTCAATCGTTGCTGTGCGCTGTGTTAAAGACCCGCCAATAGTCGCATCTTCGCGGTTTTCGCTGGAGCTGCGAATAAGCGCTGCAGGAAACTGGGCATTGCTGAGCTTATCAAAATCAAAAGGCTCTCTAGTGACCAGCTTAAACTTATAGTCTGATGCGCTTGCCCCTATGGTTGTGACCAGGTTGAGTGCTATGTTTTCTCTGGTGCTCATCGCTCAAACCCTCTAAAGACGTATTTGCGGAACACCTCGGTAAGCCTGGCCTCATCCTCGGTATTCAACCCAAAGAAAGGACGGCTTTTCTGCAGCATGGCTGCTTTCTTGCCCTCTGCGGCCCTGGCAAAGAATATGCGAGCGAATCGCTGGTTGTAGTCGCTGGTTATAGACCCCCGCATATTGCCTGACCAGGTAAGATTGACAGTGCTGGGATCACTAAACGTAGGAGCCTGGCCGTCTATTGGCTTGCGCTGCCTCCTCCGCTGCAGATAGGCAGAGCTGTAGGGCTTAAGAGCGCCATCTGGCCCTTCCCCCTGGTCTAACCTATTCTGAATAATCTCAATGCCTTTAAGCGCTGCCCTGCTCAATCCTAGTGGGGTGCGCTCTTTAATTAGCTGCCGTTCGCGCTCGGTTAGCTTGCTGCCATCCTTGGGCGTGATCGTTGTTTTAATTGTTGGCACTAATGCCATTAGCGATCTAACCTATTGGTTGGCAAAGGTTTTTTCTCGCTATCAGCCACAGAGCCATCTGCGTCAGTGTCGTATTCAACACCGTCAGCAAAAACGGCCTCCAGCTCTTCACCATATCTGGCTTTATAGAAATCAATCATTTCTAAAAATCGGTCATTATCGACCCAGTTAGTCAGCTTAGGCAGCGCATACTTCCACAGCACCAGGTAGCTATTAGCCTTTGTCCATTGGCTGTCTGTTAGCTTAGTTGCGTCCATCTCGCCAGCAATACCGCGACGATGCCACCAGCGGTTTCTAATCTCGCGGGCCAGCTCTGCCTGAGCAGTCGCGTGCTCATCAATGAAGTTTTCTATGCCAAAGCTCAGGATGTCTGGCACGATCTCTTGCAAGTTGTAATCAGTAGAAAATGCCATCAGCTCACCATTTCACCTTCGCGGCCCAATAAATTGCGTCCAGAACAGTTGCGCCCTTTAAGGTATCGCCATGCCTGGCATACCAGGCTCTTCGCATTGCCTTATCGCGCTCTGATTCTCCGTCCCTTGGGGGATAAGTCTTTGCGCCCTGGCCTCCAAACCTGACCAGCTTGATTATGTCCCCCTTTTTAGCCAGAACTGCGTGGCTCTTTGTGGGGTGGCTCCTGGTGCGCTTAGGCACGTTGTAATCCTCAAAACGCTCACCGCGATAGACAACCGCCATCAGCCAACAAGAACAAGGCTTGCGCTTGTAGACGCGCCCACGCTTGCCATAACTCCGCGAATGAAAATGCCTGCGGGCAGTTCCAAATCAACGGCCTTGGCCGCTGTGATTGCGGTCACGGTGCTGTAGTTGACCCACTCAGTACCGTCATGCGACACCTGTACTGTGATCGAACAAGTGTCAAAGGTGCCAAACGCCAGCAAGATACACTTGCCGCCAACAAAGTTAAAAGTGTCGCCGTTAGCGTTAGCGTCTTGATCTTCAAAAAGTTTGATAACTGCCATTGTGAACCTCTTAAAAAGCGGCCCCGAAGGGCCGCGCAAAGATTAGAGTGCTGAGTCAAACAGCATCTCAACGCCGTAGCTATCATCCAGCTCACCAACACCGTAGACGGCAGTGGCGTTCAACTCAAAGGCTCGCAGTGACGCATCACGCTCAGTCTCAATGTTGAAGTCCTTTTTCATTGCAATGGCTACGGCTTCGGGTGCAAATACAGCGCCCTTAGCATCGCCACTGCCATCTACAGTGATGTTTGCAGACTCGTAGATGTTGACGCCAGCGATCTGACCAACGTAACCAGTGCGCATGGCCTCATTCTGCAAATCACCGCCATTGGGGTTTGCAAACGTATTGGTCATGTTAGCCTTGAGTTGATAGGCTTGGAACGGATGCAATACCGCAGAGTATTGACCGGGTGCCTTTGCCGCCTTGAGAGTAGCCGCCGCTTTAAAGATGTCAGCCGCAGTAATTTCCTGAGCCGCCGCACCAATAGCAGTGCTGAAACCGTCAAACAAAGCAATCAAGTCGGTGTCGATCTTAGTAGCGATAGCGTTACCCAAGACAGTGCCAAGCTCTGCCGCTGGGTTGCCAGCGCCCATAGCCGCCATGTCGGTAAGCGTTACCAATGCGCCAACTTCACCAACAGTGATAGTAACGCTTGATGTAGATACAGCCGTGTTAGACATATCTGTGCCTTCAGTCAGGCCAGCGGCACTGATTGCGGGGTACTTAGGCACCTGTACGGTTTTACCCGCTACATTGCCAATGTCGTAACGAGTAACCAGCCCAAGCATGATGGACTGCTCTTCTGCGGTGAATCGTGCTTGCAGGATAATATTTGCAAACAGATCGTCTAAAGTGGTTGAAGTTGTTTCGTTAGCCATTTCTGGGTTCCTTTAACAATAAAATTAAGTCATCGGGCGGCTTCGCGCATTTTCTGCTCACGAAATAGCCGCATACCTTCGTCGCCTTTTTCCAGCATATCCGAGTAACTTAAGGGCTTGCTCGTAGACCCTCCAGCCGCACCGCTTGATCCCGCGCCACCTTGTGACGCCTTCACAAAATGCGGGTTAGCCGTCAAAAATTCAGCCACTAACTGCTGCACAGTTAGCAGATCGCCATTGTCACCGTACCTGGGCGTCCCGTTTGCATCGTATACCTCGACAGTGCCATCTTCAGATAGCGCAACGGAGCCACGCAACAGCTGACTAACTTGATCGGGGGACACTGCGCCGTTACCCGCAGCTGCCGACAATAGCGCCTGGTCAACCAGGGTAGCCTCTAGCCGCTGCTTGTAACTGCTAATCTCCTGATCTTTCTTTTCAACAGTCTGCTTTAGAATAGACTCAAATTCGCCGCGCTCTTTTTGCTTTTCGATCTCGGCATTTTGCCTTTCACTTAAAAGCTGTCGCGCTTCGTCTAAGTCCACACCTTCTAGCTTTTTATCGTATTGCCGTTTTGTCCTGGCAACCCGATCTGCCACTATTCGGTCTAATTCCTCTTGCGTGAATGTCTTAATGTCCTGAGCTTCTGCAGTTGCCTGCTCTACGGCCTCAGTCACCGCCTCTGCCATGATTTCATCGCTCATGTAACGAATCCTCCAAAGGAGTGGGTTAAGTTTATCAAATTAGCGGGATTTTTTCTTTTTCTTCTTGCGTCCATAATGTCCTGGCATATCTAATCCTCCTCTGTGATTAATCTTGATTGCAGGGATGTTGCCTCATAAAACCAGAGAAAGTCATCCTGTCCATCTACGTCAATATCTTCTCGCAAATGATACAACAGCTGAATGATATCATTTCTTAATTAGCTTCTACATACTGGATTCGTTCCCCTATCCAGCGCATCACTAGCACAGCCATAGTCGCGGCCTCGATGCCGCTACATACGCTGCCGTATCTCACGTTGCGCCTTCATCAATGATGGGGCGCCAATGGTGACGGCAGTTATAGCCTCCCCTGGCGGTAAAGGCATCGCTAGAGCTTTTGCCAGACCAAGAGCCTTGCCAGATTTCCTCGATTTCTTCTGTGGTGTAGGTATTACCAACGTGATCTCTGCAGAATTGCCTAGAATCCCTAATGATATCGCCGTAATACTTCCATTTCGTTGCGCCTGCCTCAATGCCTGCGTTGACGTTGATAGCAGCGTCAAACTGCATCAGGCTGTCCTGGGCTATCTGTGTCGCGTAACGCCGCATATTGTTGCCTACCCTATCCGCAGCGTAGACAGTGTGCAGCTTATCTATCGCGGCCTTTGACTGCGCTGGGGTGCCATTCTTGGCAATATCGACCAATCGGTTAATTTCGGCCTGGTCGCTCTGCATATAGACGCCATTGATGGTCTGCCTAATGCTCTTAATCATCTGCTCTTTAGATCGCCCCGTTAGGGCATTCTGATAGATTTCGTTGGCTATGGTGTCGAGATATGTAGCCGATATATCCTCAAAGCCCTGGAACGTCAGGCGCTGAAGCTGCCTAATGACATCAGGGCTTGTTTGTGTGAAATCCCCGTAAGTATTGAGCATATCCAGGGCGCGGATAGCGGTATCAGGATAATCGTCCAGGATAGATTGAACAGCAGCGCCGTATTCCTCTTCCAGAATGCGCTGTATTTCTCGCCTGCTTGATATAGCCCACTCAAGATCAAACAGCCTGCCGTCTGTAACCGGCGCACCATTGAGGTAGGCTGCAATCCTTTCCTCTGCTCGCTGCAGCGCATCAAGTAGCCTGCCCTCATGGGCATCTGCCAGGGCGTCCAGGTACTCATCATGCTCCTGCTCTGTAGGCATTACTCAGCGCTTGATGCTTGGTCATCTGTTTTAGGAATCAATACATCACCGTTAGGTATATCCTCCAGGCCAATCTTGCCGCGCACTTCGTTGGGCGTTACTACGCCGCTATCAATGTGGTACTTGTAAATCTGCGTTTTCTCAGAGAAATCACCAATGGCTGTAGTGTTAAGCTCAATCTCTTGGTACGCCCTGTTTAGCACCTCATCATCTAGCACAAGATCAGCAATCTGCTTATCAATCTCTTGCAGCAACGTGACAGATTTAACGCCACTAGCTCTAACCTGCTGCAAAAACTGCAGCTCTGAGGCGTAATCGCGGATATCAAAGCTATCAGGGTAATTAACCTCTACCTCTGGCTTAATCTGCTGCCATTGACAATAGAAGCCCCACAGTTGTTCCTCTGCCAGCTCCAGAATGTCGGCTTTCTCAGCCAGCTTGGCGTTGAGCATCTGGAACTCTGTCTGCATGGCCACACCAGACTGCGTGATTGCCTCTGTGCCGCGCACTGCGCCCATGTGGGCCATCCTATTGATAGACTCTATTTTGTCCGTTATAGCGGCTCTGATGGCGTCCAGGTTGCCCCCTGATGGCTGCATCTGATATGGCACTAACCCAGAGTCCATATCATCGCTGATATTAATGATTGCCCCAGCTCCTGCGCTGGCATCTGTGTCATAGGTCTTAACTAGGGTGGGATGGTTGCTAATCCTTATCAGCTGCTCAATCTCGCTAAGCTCCTGGTAGATCGCTTTCTGCATATAGGCAATATCTGAGATATCACTAATGCCAATACCGCGAACAATCGAACGGTTAGCAGGTAGATACACTGCAGGGATTACGCCGATGGGGTTAGGTATCACCTCAACCACAGCGCTCTCTGCGCCGTCATACTTAATTAGCTTTATCTCTTCCCGCGTCCACTCTCTGAAATAGACTATGGTTGTGGTGCCGTCTAAACGATGCACAGACTCCCTGATCTTTAAATAGGTCAGCTGATGCCTGCCAGAAGCCTGGCGCTCCCATCGCCAATCATAGACGTTTTCTGGCGTTATTAGCGTGACATACGGCCTGATCTCTTGCTCTAGCTCTTCTGCCCTGGTGCCAGCCTGGCTGCGTGGTTTGTCACACATAACCCAGACATGGCCGTAGACGCTAGACCATATCTGCGCCTCTCGCATAAAGCTATCAAATGATTGGCCGTCTAGGTTGGCATCATGCAAGAACGCCTGCAGCTCTGGACTACCTTCAAGGGGGCCAAAGTTTCTGGTGGGTGGAACGCGCCACAGAAACGAGCTGTACACATGGATTACGTTGCGGCAGTGATTATCCAAGGGCGTTAAGCCTATACGCCGATCATACGCCTTGGCGTCCTCATTGAGATACCTGGTTAGATATGAGCCATCCTGGTAATCCTGGCCGCCCATGTAACTGCGTAGATAAAACTCCCAGCGGTCTACATGGTTCTCATAGTCTGGGTGCTGATATTCAATATCATGGTTAATAAGCATCAAGTCCACCGTTGAGGCGCAGCAGCCTCATGTTGCTTGCGGATCGGATAGAGATAATCAACCGCATACCCGAGCGCGTCATTCATGTGATCGAACCCGTCTTTTTCGGGCTGGCTAGTGCCTGGCTTATACGTTTGGCGCTCAAGGCTTTCAATCGTCTTTTTGCATTTTGGATCGACAAACAAATGCCTCACGCCATCCGCTGCTTGCAGCCTTGAGTTGACTGCATTAATCCTATCCCTCACTGCTGAGTGTGAGTTTCGTACCCTCACCTCAAAGCCTGCATTCTGCAGTATCGACAAATCTGTGCGCCCACCTGCGCTGGTCTTACGTTGGCGGCAAGCTGGGTCAGGGTATATCGTAACATTTTTGCGGCCATATCGCCTGCTGATCTCGTCAGCCATCTCATCAGTGTTAGACCCAAAAATAACAATCTCATCAAAGATATGCAGGCTGCCACCATGTCTGGTCATAACAACCGCAGACATAGGATCAAGGTTGAAATCCATGCCTATCAATACCCCGCGTAGCTCGCCCTGGTAGCGCCTTACAGACTCCTCGCGCTTAAAGTTGTAGTAAATGACGCCCGAGTAATTAACAAACTGCGCCTGGTATTCCTGGGTAAACGTGCGCTCATCCAGGTCATGCTTGGCTGCCTCTATTTCTTCCTGGTCAACATTGCCGCCTTGCAGCGTAGTGTATTGATAAGATGACCAGCCCTCATCTTTATCCGCGCCCTTAGTCCAAAGATCATAGAAGTGATTGCGGCCTTTAGGCGTGCCAATGAATATCGCTGATCCCTTACGATCCGATAATGACGGCCTGATGACCTCATGCCATGCCTCCTTACGCATATCGGCAAACTCATCCAGCACGCAGAAATCCAGTGCCCTGCCTCTAAGGTTGTCTGGCTTCTCTGCGCCCTTTAGGCTAATAACCGACCCATTAGCTAGGTGTAGACTGAGTGCCGTTTCATTGGTCTTAGTAACATATTCGCCAGGGATAGCCTGCACTAGCATCGACCAGGCTATTTCCTTGGCTGCCTTGTAGGTAGGCGCGATATACCAGCAGTTGCGCTTTTCAGCTGACAGCGCTGCCCTAATTAGCTCTGCAGTAGATAGGAAGGTCTTACCAAACCGCCTGCCAGCAACAACAACCCGAAACCTAGAGCTGTCTGTAAATATGGCTGTTTGCGGCCTAGTCAGCTGCATCATTAGCCAGCTTTATCACCATTGGCGGAAGGTCAACGTAATCCTGCACCTCTTCCTTAACGTCAGGTAGGTATTTATTGAGCATTCTGATGCGCTGGTCGTTGGCAGTTTTGATCTTTAAAAGCTCTTTATGGAACCCCTGCGAATTTGCGTCCAGTTGCTCGATTTTCTCTATGTTATCAAATACATACTCTACCCTACCCCTCTCGGCCAAATACGCTCTAATCTCATCCTTACGGATAGCTCTATTTTTCTGTGCTCGAGTTTGTGCCATTACGCATCTGGATGGGGGATTGGGTTGGCCCAATATGTCCCTTTCGCTGCTCCTGCTCTGATTTCTCCAGCCTCTAAATCGTGGCTGTCTATTGGATATGACTCTACAGTGCCGTCATTGAATGCAACCAGGAAGGTGCCAGTATCTGCTGGCATCCCCCCTGGCTCTATATTCTTCCATTCTATAACCGCGATCTGTCTCATACTAATAAGTTATCAGAAACAGAGCGAAAAGGATAATAAGTGCTGCGGTTAGTTAAATTGCGCTCCATGAAAATAGCCCCCACGCATTCATCTAACTTTTCGACGCCGCAGCTCGCCGTAGGAGTTTAGGGGGAATCTGGTGTTATCTTTGCCATACTTTTTTTCCGTATCTCCTCAAGGCTGCAGGGCATCGCACTATCTCTAGCGGAGCCTCTTCTGCTTGCTTTAAAGGGATGACCTCAAGGTTAGGCATAATGGCCATATCAATACCAAACCGCTCTGACATCGCTGTAGCCGCCTGAGCTGCTACCTGCGCGTCCTCTGGGCAATATCCCTCTGCCATCCAAAACGGCATCCTGTAATTAGCACCGCTCTGCATAACTGCCTTGATAGTCTGGCCAACCGCTTTCGCCATTTGTCTTTTTGTGCAGTTTTACCATCTCGCAATATGCAGCTTCCTGCTGTACTGCATCCTGGTAATCGCCTGCCCCCACTACTGCGAATAGACTAATTATCGCAGTTATGATTAACGCAATCGACATTTCAGACATCATTTTTTGCACTCCCTAATTAAGCGTTCGCTTAGCAAATGGTTAGCGTTCGCTTAGCAAATGGTTAGCGTTCGCTGTATTAGCTTGCGATAGTCCCGCGCATCTTTTTTTTCTTGCATCACTTCATCGAGGAAGGCATACAGCTTCGGCTCCATATATCTATGATATTGCAACTCTACGGCCATCGCTTTCTGCTGATCTGTGCTTAGAGACTTCCAGTGGTATTTGTTACTTATAAACTTCTCAAGCGTATCGCTAGGTACAGGCTCATGTGACATAACATCACCCTCCATGTTTCCCTAACGGTACAGCAGCGAACCGCCTAACTCAACACCAATGCCTATATCAAAATCTTATAAGTCAGCTGTAGCTTATAATCTGATAATCAGCTTCAGCCTCTTTTTTTAGATATTCCTGGCGGTAGTGCCTGGCTATTTCCTTGCGAATCGGCACTGTGGTCTTAAAGATATGCTGCGATTTTTCGCGCAGAATCTCTAAATGACCCTCCCCCAGCGTCATCTGCAGCCAATCATGGAAGGCTATAGGGTTCTCAGTGAAATACCTATGTGCCGAGTGGGTCAGGGTCACAGCGTTCATCATGTCCCATCGCACAGCCTTGTTACGTCTGCCGACAATATGGGCGCATTCTAAAGCCGTCTGTTGTCCCGTATAGAGGCATCGGCCATCTCTAGCCCTTACGCATTTGCTAAACCAGATATCTGCCTGGTCACGCTTTACAGCCATCAAACAGCCTTTTCTTTATCTTGGTAAAAGCGCTCTCTGCCGATTGCCTTTACAAATTCGCCACAGGGCTTGCAAAGCCAGCCGTGCAGCTTCCCGTCAATACACTTTAGAAACATAGCGCGCATCTCAGTGCTGCATTTCGGGCACTTCATCAGGGGTAAATTCAATTTCAAATTCCTCCAAAGCCAGTGCAGTCTGCCATTGCCCAGCAAACTCTGTTGTGTCCATGTCGATGGTCACGCCGTCAGGGAATGTGTCGGTATAAACTACAGTGTGTTTTTTGTTTGATATATCGGTAACACAGCCGCCGATAGTCTCAGGCAGAAACACCACTATGCCTGCGTCTTTTGGTAATTTTGCTGAAATCAAAATCATTGTCTTGGCCTCACTGTGACACGCGAAACCTCCCCCTCTATCTTGTCGTAGGTTATCACTTTTGCGCCTCTGCGGCTCACCCAGCCGCCCCTGGCTGCATAAGCATCCCTGCCGCTTAGTGTTGGGTGCATTTCCGCAATAGCGCCACCATCCTCTACGACTTTCTCATGGTGATAGTGTCCGGTGTGGATATACGTATAACTAGCCTTGCCCCACATTTCCCGAAACCTTGGCTCACTCGCAAATAGCTTGTGCAGCTGCGCTAGTTTGACCTTATGACCATGATGAAAACCTAGCATAGTCTGGCCATGCAAGTGCGCGTAAAACGGATAATCGTTATCGACAACCGATAGCCGTGGCTCATCATCGAATAAGTGCTTTATGTGTTTCCGCAGCCAAATGCTTCCAGAAATATCATGGTTACCCTCTGCTGACACCACAATCACCTTATCAAAACGGCGCAGCATCATGTAAACCGCCTCGGTCATTACGGACATAGCCAGCTCGACCAGCTTCCCATAACGAGTGTCTGCGTCCAAGATATGCCCAGATTGAGGCGTGACGCTCAAAATCCCGTCCCAGTGCAGGAAATCACCCAGCTGGCACAAAATCCCCGTCCCTGACTTGGGCGCTGCCTTAATCATGTCGCTGACTGAATTTAAAAAGACATCCCTGGCTATATGCACATCCCAATCATCGCCCGTTTCGGCTTCGTAGGCGTACATCCCCAGGTGAAAATCAGTAATCGTCAGCAGGGTTAG